ATATCAACTAAGCTGATCAACCTATTGGATACGATCAGCGATAGGCATAAAATCAAGGTCTCAAAACTAGCTGAAAAACTCCTGCTTGATGGCCTCAATCGAGATCAGATTGATCTTAGCCTTGAGATCGATGATGATGATGCTATTGAGAAAATCACTGCGAAGATTATTGAAAGAGGTTGATCATGGCAAAGAATAGACAAGCTCCAGCACCTAAAAAGACCGTTGATAAAATTGATACGGTCGATTCGAAGACTAGCAAAAACGCCATTGTGCCAGCTAAAAAAACAGACGAGGAAAAGGCAGACCTCGCAAAAAAGAAAAGGCTGATGTTAACCGAGCAAGTGCTTGAATATATTTCTCAAGGCCTTTCTCAGACTGATGCACTTTCTTTTGTCGGTGTTGCCTACAGCACTTGGAATGGATGGATGAGAGCAGACCCCGAATTGGTGGCTGATATCAAGAGAGCTGAAATCTCTTTAAAGGTCAAGCATCTTCAAAATATTCAACGACATGCTGAGAATGATGTGAGAGCCTCCCAATGGCTTCTAGCTCGTAAATTCCCTGCAGAATTTGGGGAAAAGCAAACGATTGATATGAATACACGAGGGGATGATAATAAGGTTATCATCAATGTGATCCAGCAGGTGCAAAAAGAAAAGCATGCTCAAGCTATTGAGATCAAGCATGAGCTACCTGATGAGCTACCTGATGAGCTACCTGATGAGATAGACGATGAAGAAGACTGATCTAAAACTCAATCTTAACCCTTTACAGGTTGATCTGATTGATAAGCTGATTTATTCAAACGACCCATTTATTGCCGTTCGTGCAGGTTGGGGGAGCGGCAAAACATCAGCACTTGTCTTTGCCTTATGGACATGGAGCAAACTGCACCCCAATAAATCATCTCTCTTGGTGACTGATACAACACCAAGATATCGCTCCGTTTTAGGTCCAGAACTTGAAAAGTGGCTTGTGCCTTATGGATGGCAATATCATCAGCAAGATGGCAAATGGCAAGCACCAAACGGCCATATTGTATGGACACGATCTTATTTTAGACCAGGTACAAGAGACGCTACACATAACCCGCTCGAAGGTCTTAACATAACGAGCGGTTTGGCTTTGATCGATGAGTGCCAAACACTCTCCGAAGAGGTAGCACAGAAGACTTTAGGCCGTTTGCGATCAGGTCCATCACCCAAGCTTATCATGGTAGGCCTACCTGTTTGGGATGCGTGGTGGGTAGCTTTTGCAGAAAGAGCAAATTGTCAGCCTATCCTACACTCAAGCCATGTTAATAAGGCAAATCTAAGTGATGCTTGGTTTGAAGCAGTCAAGAATTTACCTGAAATAGAGCGTCTTGCCATGGTGGAAAATCAACCTAGACCACCTCAAGGCATTGTCTTTTCTGAATGGACACACTCGCATGTGATCGAGGGATGGCAATATGATCCATCAATGAGCGCTAGAATTGCTGTTGACTTTGGTTTTAGAAAGCCTTCCGTTTTGATTTTGGCACATGATCCACATCTTCAAGCAGATGTCATTTGTGCTGAGATCAATCCTCAAGAGATCACCTTAAGTCAGCTTGCAAAAGAGATTTTAAAAATAGCTTGTCCTCGTGAGCTTGCACATCTCTATCCCAATCGCATCTTGCTAGATGGTGCGTGTGGTGATAAAGCAGGCAGTGCTAGATCAGATCGTACTGCTCAATCTGCCTTTATTGAGCTCAAACAACCACCTGAAAAAGGTGGCATAGGGATGCCATTTAGGTGGGTAACTGATCCCATTCGAGTTGATATTATGAACGGCGTTCAACGGCTCAAGCGACTGATCCACCAAAGAAAAATCCTATGCACTAAAGAGGTGTGGGATCGTGGAGAGCATGCAACAGGCAATAGCTTTAGAAAAGCAATCGTTTCTTATGCTTGGGATGGCAAAGAGATGCCTAAAAAAGACGGTCGAGAGGATCCACTAGATGCTCTCAGGTACGATGTGATCAATTGGAGTTGGAGAGATAGCGACCTTCCTAGCATGGTCAATGATATCACAGCCAAAACAGGACAAATCGGCCAAAGGTCTGTAAAGATCATCAAAAAACTTAACTTTTAGGAAAACAACATGAAAAGCGACTTAAATTTTTATCTAGATGTCCGAAGCGTAAAGCATGGCTTTAAAAATACTGCAGGCTCTTTTGAGCTAGATGAAAGGCTTTGTGAAATAGAAAATCAGATCGAGCAAGATAATCGGAGAAAGCGAGATCTTCAAGCGACTTATTGGAAAAAGGAAGGCAAACGAAGACCGTCAATGCAATTCGATATTGCTAAAATTCAATCAATGGTTGAGCAAAAAATACCTTGGGAAAAGATTGCTGATGCTTTTGGAGTGAGTGATCACTGCATGCGAGGATTTGCTAAAAAGAACGGCATCTATGTTACTATCTCAAGCGGAGCTAGAAGAAAAATTCATATAGAATCAGGCAAGCTCAAGGCATTGATTGACCAAGGTTTAACTTGGCAAGAGATAGGCAAAAAGCTAAGTGTGAGCAAGCAACTTGTCATATCGAGAGCCATAGAGCTTGGCCTTAGCAAGCAAACCAAACGATTTTTTATTGACACTGAAAAGCTCAAAGGTTTAGTTGAGCAGGGATTGAGTTGGATAAAGATAGGTAGGCTTTTAGGTGTTAGCGACTACACTGCTCATCGTAGAGCCTCTGAGCTTGGTTTTATCAAACAGTATACAAAGAGAAAGAAAAGCGATGCTGATCAACTTAAGATTTTAGTTGAGCAGGGATTGAATTGGATGGAGATAGGCAAGGTTTTAGGTGTTAGTCATGTATCTGCACGAGAGAGAGCCAATAGGTTAGGCATCTTCAAGCAAGACAACAGGAGAAAAACAAGTGAATAAAATTCTTTTAGGTGATTGCCTTGAGCTCCTACCGACAATAGCAGATAAATCTGTTGATATGATCTTATGCGATTTGCCTTATGGTACGACTGCTTGCGAGTGGGATAGCGTGCTTGATATGGCTAGACTATGGGAGCAATATGAACGAGTGATTAAAGATAATGGTGCTATCGTGTTGACGGCATCATCATTTTTTACTTTTGTTTTATACAATTCGAATCCAAAGCTGTTTAAATATAAAATGGTATGGGACAAAAATTTTAAAGTGGGATTTATGGATGCAAATAGGCGACCGATGAGGCAACATAAGGACATCTTGCTCTTTTACAAGAAGCCACCGATTTACAATCCCCAAAAATCTAAAGGCGAAAAATATAAAAGTAAAAATGCAACAATTCCAGAGTATATGAACAAAATTAAACGAATTGATACTATAAACGAAGGAGATAGGTATCCAAGCGATATTATATCTTTTGATAGTGTGACATTATCAAAAGAAAGAGGACTACACCCAACACAAAAGCCTGTGGCTCTGTTTGAATACCTGATCAAGACCTACACCAACGAAGGTGATCTAGTGCTTGATAATTGCTCAGGTAGTGGCACAACAGCAATCGCCTGCATCAACACAAATCGCAGATATATTTGCATGGAGAGAGATGAAGGATATTATCAAAAATCAGTTGAGAGAGTGGCAAATCATGAGCCTTTATTGCAATTTATCAATCAAAAATCTTAGTGTTGCATCTTTTTTAATTTGGCTTCTAGTTGGTCAACACGATCCACAAGCTCATCATCACCGAGCTGAATTTTAGTAGCTTGTCTTGCTTGCTCATTGATTTTGCTTTCTAGTGTGTTGATCTTCTTTTCAATCTCATGTCTCTCAAAGTCGCAGACAAGTGCATGGTCTTTGTCCTCTTGGCTTTTCTTATTCATCTTTTGAAACATCAACACGATCAAGATGATGAGCGCCAAAGGTGTGTTGTCTTTTGTGATTTTCATGAGTGCTTGGAATTGATCGATCTCAGGAGGTAGCTCCAAGGTCTGAGCAATAGGTTTCACATCTTGAGGTTGTGTTTGCATGATTGGAGCATCATCTGGCATGGGTAAAGTCAAAAACATGTCATCATCTTTCTTTATGTATATGAATTGATCATCTATCATTTTAATGGCTTTTTTAATAGGCTTATCAACTTTTTTCACATCGTAGTGCATAATGATTTTTGCACCTTCTTTAAATTCGCAATCTTCAATCTCATATACTTGGCCTTTGAAAAATAGCTTGCCTGTTTGTGTGATAAAAAACTCATCATCGATTGAACACATTTTTAAACTCCCTTGTGTTTTGTTGATATAGCACCGATCTGATCTGTGTATACCTTTATTGCTTTACCTTGCACAGGTCAGATTTTTGCAATTTTTATGAAATTATGTTTATATTTCTTGATTTTAATTTGTCTTGATGTGATAGAATGGTTTAGAGAGGTATAGAATAATGACAAGTTACCCATATATGACAATGAAATCAGCAGGTGCTGAATTTCCATATCAGCCACAAAAGCCAACTTATCGACAATATGGCATCAGTGGTACATCTATTATGGGGGGATATATCTCAGGTAAAGAGCAAAATAATGCTCTTAGTGGTCGTGCATGGACAAGAGAAGCTGAGGACATGCTCGCAACTGATCCAATCGTCAGACGGTCTTGGTCTTTGGTTAAGCAAACTCTCTTGTCAGCCAAATGGGAATTTAAAGCAGGTATTGATGGAGATCAAACAAGTGAAGAGCTCGCAAGATTTGCAAACGAGGCCTTTGGCTTTGCTGGATATCCTGGCATGATGGACACATCTTTTGAGGATCAACTAAACTATTTACTTGAATTTATTCCACACGGTTGGAGATATGCAGAAGAAATTTACTGCATAGAAAAAGATAGTCTTGGTAAAGAGAAGGTCTTCTTAAAAAGATATGCAGATAGAGAGCCTTCATCTCATCAACAATGGCTTTCTATTGATGGTCAAAATCTTGACGGTGTTATTCAAATAATGGTTGGTGGTGTTGTGCCTGATCCTATCCCTGCTTCAAAGCTTTTGCTATTGACTCTCAATAGAACAGGCTCAAACTTTGAAGGCATTGGGCTTTTACGGCCTTGTTGGTGGTGGTGGAAAGAAAAGCAAAGATCAGCGACACTCATGGCAATTGGCCTTGAAAAGTGGGCTGTGCCTACTCCTAAAGTTGTGGTTGATCGAGAGATTGCTGAACGGTTAGGCGTTTCAGACGGTGATATCTCAGCCATGATCTCAGAAGCAGAAGCACAAGCACAAGCTTATATCTCTCAAGAGCAATCCTACTTAGTTGAAAACACTGTTGTTAAATTTGATACATATGGCAAAGATAGTGGCTTCAATGCTCAAGGCGCTTTGCAGGTTATCCAAGAGTGCGATAATCAGATAAGCCAAGCTTTCATGGCTCAATTTATGAATTTGGGGATCAGCGATACAGGCTCAAGATCGGTCGGTGAGGTGCATCTATCAGTTTTCAGAAGAGCATGTATCAATTTTCTCGATCTTGTAGCTAGTGCAATCAGTGGACAAGATAGACGATGCGGCGGCACAATTGGGCGATTGATCTCTTGGAATTATGGCAACATTGAAGTTACAAAATATCCTAAACTCGTACATATGGGCTTAGATACAGATGCACTTGCAGATGCCTTGATCTCCTTGCCTTCTTTAGTACAGGCTCAACTGTTGACACCAGATGATGATCTTGAGCAGTCGATCAGACAAAAAATAGGCGCTGGCCAATTGCCAAGTGAAGCAAGCAGATCAGCAAAAGATCGAGCAATTTCTCAGAATCCAAATCTTGCGATGATGGAAAGATTGAGAGCATTGAAATGAATGAAAAACAAATCCAAATAGCAAAGCAAAGGCTGATGAATAGACGATTTCAAGCTTATGCTGATTTGCCTAAAAAATATGCTGGCATCTCTTTCACTCCTCCCCAAGGTGTGCGAGATAATGCAATTCGTGCCTTGAAAAAACGAGCAGAACAGCCACCTTCAAAGCGTGGTATGACTGCAGTAGGAATTGCAAGAGCAAGAGACCTTTCAAATGGTGTATCCGTTTCACCTGAAACTATCAAGAGAATGGTGGCTTATTTCACTAGACACGAGGTAGATAAGCAAGGCTCAACATGGGAGGAATATGGAAAAGGTCGTCAAGCTTGGGATGGATGGGGCGGTGATGAGGGCTTTACCTGGTCGAAAAAGGTATTGGCTCAGATGGATAAGGCTGATGAAAAATCGAAGAGTCTTGCATTATCTGAGCGTCTTGACTTATTCAAGGGGCAAGATATTAAGATTTTATCTTTAGGCAAAGTCAATTCAAGAGTTAGCGGCTCCACTATCCAAGAGATCACTCCTCAAATTCTATCTGAGCTTGTGAGAGTTTTCTATGATCGCAAAGGTAAAGACCCTGTGATCATCGATTGGAATCATCAGTCATCTCCCTTTGTTAACAATGGACCTTCAACACCTGAGCAATCAATGGCATTCGGTGAGATCGCTGATATCTATCTCAAAGATGATGCACTCTTTGCCGTTCCATACTATACTCAAAAAGGTGTTGAGCTCGTTGAAAAATCCCAAGGTCTTCTATATCCATCCCCCGAATTTCAAGTAGGCGATTTATATAGTAGAGATGGAAACGGTGAGAAAATCGGAACTGCTCAACTTTTAGCAGTGACATTAACACCACGACCAGCACAAACAGAAAACAAAATATCCCGCGTTTTACTCATGGAGAACATAATGAATCCTGATGAACTCAAAGCAATGACACCTGAGCAATTGGTGGCTTTAGTGCTTGAAAAAGATCAACTCGTCAAGCAACTTGAAGCACAAATTGAAGGCCTCAAGTCTGAAAATGATAGCTTGGTAGCACCTGAAGATGAAGGCAAAGAGCTAGAGATTTCTCTTGAAGGTGAAGGCATGTACAAAGACAAAGAAGATAAAGCTATGGCAGAAAAAGACAAAGAAAAAATGATGTCTGAAAATACTGCTTTGTCTGAGCGTGCAGAAGCCAAGCTCTTAAATGAGATGTCAGCTCAAATCACAACCTTGTCTGAGCAAGTCAAAAAGCTTGAACAAGAAAAACATGTTGCTGAAAGAAAAAGCATTGTTGATGCTCTTTTAAACACAGGCAAGATTGCACCTTCTGAAATCAAAGCTGTTGAGGCTGCTTATGATCTCAAGGGAACTCATCCAGCTATTTGGCAAGCATTCAGTGAAAGAAAGGCAAATCAAGCCGTTAATTTCAGTGAAAAGGGGCATGCTTCCACTGCTCAAGAGATCAGTTTTATTGATCAAGTCAATGAAATCAAAAAAGCTAAAGGGATCACTTTCTCAGAAGCTCTTACTATCGTAAAAAATGAAAATCCAAACGCTTATATTAAGCATTTCCAAGGATAATTATCATGGCATATAATGACAAGTCAATTTACAAGACCTTCATTGCATCTGCATCTATCACTGCTTTGACCCTCGTTAAGGTCGATAGCGATGGCAAAGTTACACCTTGCACTGCATCAACTGATGTACCTGTTGGCGTTGCTCAAACAAGTGGATCAAGTGGTGATGCGATCACCGTTTGCATCCTTGGTGTATCTCGTGTTATCGCAGGCGGCACAATCACAGCAGGCACTCATTTCTTTGTGATGCCTGGTACTGCTGGCAAGGTCTATGCCTATGACGGCTCAGGTGCAAATACTCAAATCATCGCAGGTGTTTTCTTGCCAAATGTTGCAAACACAGCCGCAGCCGCTAGCGAAGAAATCGAAATCCTCTTTAATGTATCTTTAGGAGTTTAACATGGCAAATCCAAGTTATAGCAATATCCATCCAGTCAATGAAATCTTAAGAAATCTTGCGATTGAAGCCATTCCAAGCGATGGTCAACTGATTGCAGATCAAGTCATTGAAGCTGTTGATATCAAGGCAATCGGTCCAACAGGCACTCTCTTGATCGAAGAAACTCGCAATTTCATGGGATCCCCCGATGTTGATGCACAAAGAGCACCAGGTGCAGACCGTCAACGCATCGGAAATTTTGATCGTTCAAGCACAACTTTCTCAGCTAAAATCTATTCTTTATCTGATGAAATCGCTCTTGAAGATATCAAGTACTCTCAATATCCTGGCAATGAAGAACAAAGAAGCTTCCGTAAAGTGCAAAGATCAATGTTGCTCAATCGTGAAGCTCGTTTAGCAAATCTTCTTTTTGGTGCTTCAAATTGGGGTAGCTATACATCAGCACTTGCCTCTTTAGGTAGTGGCTCAAATGGTACTCAATGGAATCAAGCAGGTGCTGAACCTTTAACCGATCTTCATGCTTTGCTCGATGTTATTCGTGCAAACAGCCATGGCATCAATCCCGATACTTTAGTTTTAGGTTATGGTGCTTTGCGTGCTTTAGCTAGAAATGCAGAAGTACGCGGCTTTTTCACTGCTGGCAGTACTCCATCAGGCACAGCTGCAGGCAATCGCTTGATGAAGGATGACATGGTTATCTCTGTACTCAAAGATGTTTTAGGCATCCCAAATGTACATGTTGGTCAAGCTCGTAAAGAAACTGCAAACGCTGGTCTATCTTCAGCTGAAGCTCAAGTATGGACTGATGACTCCGTATTTATGGGTATCATGAAGGGCTCAGATGCGATTGCCAACAAACAAGGCGTCAAGGTTATGCCTGTTGCTGCTCTCAATTTTGTTTATGAAGGTTATTCATCAGGTGCTTATGATGATCTTGCCATGACAAAGAGAACTGTATGGATGGAACATACACATCAAGATAAAGTTATCGCTCAAAATTACGGTTTCTTATTAACCGACTGTTTAGCTTAGTGTTATTCCTATGTTTTGTCGCTATTGCTCTGATCATCGCACTCACATGGTGCACCTAGCTGAAACAGGTGAAGGTGATAAAGAGGCAATAGAGGATTTACGGAAGCAGTGGATTGATGAGCGCAATCCACAAATGAAAATGTTGCTCAAGATGCGGCTTGATATCCTAGTTAAAGAGGTCAACACTGCAAAGACATTTGAGCAAGAGATGACTAGAGCAACAACTCGATTATATCGAGCGATTGCTGAAATGATAAAGCAAGGTCAAGGCAATTATTTGTTATCGCTATCACCTGCAGATTTGCAGGCTTTACTGATAACAGAAGGTCTTGGAGATGCAATAACCTATTTTGAAAATTCTCAAGTTGATATTGTTGAGATGACAAATAAGGCAATAAGAGAGATTGATCCTCAGTTTAGATCAGCTCCCATCGAGGTGATCCAAGCAATAGCAAAGCAATCCAAAGATCAGGTGTTTGATGCTCAAATATTGCCAACTTTAAGCAGTGCCATTAAAACAATGGTGAGCGGTGCTGTTGTCAGTGGTAGCACTAAAGCACCGTTAGACACGATGAGAGATGCTTTTGAGAAATCTGTAGGTGTTGGCACTACTGAAGCAAGATTAAGAATTGCTGAGTTTGGGCGTTCAATGAATGCACTAAATGCAGATGAAGCAGGCCTTGAATTTTTTATGTATGTAGGGCCTAAAGATGGCATCACAAGACCTTTTTGTCGGAAGATCGTAGGCAAGGTTTTATCAAAGAAACAAGTTGTCAGTTTAAATAACGGTCAACCTGGTGCAGGTCCTGCACTCACTGCAGGAGGCGGTT